GGGGTTGAACGTGGCCAGGTCAGCCGGGCGCACGATGGTGATCGTGCCCGAAACGACGTGATTCACGATCTGGACCTCTTTGCTGCAGCCGGCATAGTCCCGGAAGAACAGCTCAGGCTCTAGGGTCAGAGTCATCGACTGCACGCAGACCGCCAGGCCGCCGATAGTGGCCGTTGCGGTGTTGGCAGCATCGAACCCCACCGGCGCCGCCTGGTTGCTGATCGTCGGCGTCGGGTTGGGGACGTTGGTGGGCTCAACGTAGATCCCCGTCCTGTTGAAGGTGATCCGGGGAACTTCGCCAGCGGTGAAGGTGATCTCAAAGCCACCGCGGCAGCCAAGCGCCTGGTGGCGCTGGCCGTCGCCAAAGAACATCAGCTCAGAGCTGGCCAGGTTCTCAGCGGTGATCAGGTTGTAGGTGTTGCTTGTGGATGAAACCGTGGTCAGGTTCATCCCCGAGCCGAGCAGCAGATGGCTGTACTTCGGCGCGGTGCCGGCGGTGCCGGATCCGCTGAGCTCGATGGGGATGCTGGCCTCCACTTTGCGCCGCGCGATCAGCGGTGAGAGGGTGGAACCAAACGAACCATCCAGGATTTCCCGATCCAGCGAATCAGCAGATAGAGGGGTGATGCTCACATCAGCCAGCGTCACCAGGTAGTCGGTGCCATTGGTGCTGGCCGTCTGCCCGTAGGTGGTTTCACCCCTGGAGCAGACAAGAGACCTCCGGTAAAGAGACATTAGGAATCACCAAGAACGGGGGTTGATTGGGCGGAAAGAGAAGCCTGTTCAGCTGCGCAGACCGGCTCAGCCGCTGCAGTCACCAGGTCCCAATCCTTGCCGTCCTTGGAGAGCTCAAACTCTCCCGGCTCGGTGGGCGGCGGTGGCAGCGGCTTAGGAGAGGCCATCCTCAATGTTCAGCTGGAAGGTTTGATACATCACAGCGTAGGAACACCGCAGCACTCCAATCTCGCCGCTCACCCGCTCGGTCTGGCGGCCGGTGGGCATGATCCCGATCACCCCGGGCAGGCTGGGCACGCCGGTGGCCTCGGCCATCAGCAGCTCATGGGCCCGGACCCAGATCGGATCGGCCAGGAGGGTGAGGGGCGTGCCGCTGATCAGGATGTCCACCTCCAACGGCATGGTGGTGGTCAGGGTCTTGTGGGTCGTAGCAGCGTCGCTCTGGGTGTCCCAGTCCAGCGCCACCGCTGGCAGCTCATTGCGGGCCAGGGCTTCGGCCCGGTCGCGGTAGACGGTGGCCGCAGCGGCGCCGGTGAGACCAGCCTCAAGGATTGCCTTGGTGCCTGCGAGGATGCCTTCGGATCGGCTGGTCATGGCTTGCGCTGCTCCTGCAGGGCCACGCCGAGGGCCACGTTGGCGGCGGCGGCCCAAGCGGCCGAGGCGCCTGCCAGGGGGGCTTCACAGTTGGGCCTGTTGGCACGCAGGCAAACAATCCACCCGGCGGTCAGCAGGGTTGCCCCGGTCACCAGGCATGCCCCGGCGAACGACAAGCAGCGGCCTAGGAACTGGGTCATAGCTTTCCCGCCCTCAACCGGTCTTCGTGGTCGTCGAGGGTGGTTTTGTGCTGCGCGAGCATCTCAAGGATCCGCCCCTCGAAGCTGCCCAGCCCCTTGGAGATGCTCCAAAGCGCCTTGACGGCGGAGCTGGCCAGGGTTGCCGTTGCCAGTCCGACGCCGGCCAGGGCGATAGTCTCGGCAACTCCCATTTTGTAAGCGGTGGCTGCGATCAGGCTAGGGAGCCTGAGCCGTCGGGGTCACACCGTTGGGGCGGGTCATGGGATAGCGGACGCCAGAGCCGCCATGAGGGTGACGACCCTGGACTCCAGCGAGCTCAGCGTCAGGGCCTCGCCGATAGAGTAAAAACTAATTCGACCGGCGAAAAAGGTCGCGGCCGCCAGGTCACTGCGGGCGAACAAAACATAGTTTACGCTCACGGGTGTTCCTGACACTCTGCTGATTGTAAAGTTACTGCCATTGACGCGAGAGGTGTAACTGCTTGAGCTATTTCGAGAAACACCCTTAAAAGTTCCGGCGTTTATTGGCATCTCCGCACCAGCGGCGTCCTGAAAGTCGAGTCCATTTACGCATGAAGACGCACTGGCATTCCTAGTCCTGATTCCCGTAGAGCCAATGTCCGTGCTCGCTCCTCTGGCTGATAGCAAAAAGCTGCCGCCGTTGTCTGGAGTATTAGCGAAAACCGCCGCGTGGCGGTTGTTTTGAGGGTCGGCCGAATTGCTGCGGTTGGAGTTGATGTACCGGTTGGTTGTATTCCCCAGAAGGCCAGTCTTGCGGTTGTAATCAGCGGCGCTAAAGTTAAATGCGGTTGGCGCGGTTCCAACAAGCGGCACCAGGGCGCCAGCCAGAGTTCTCGCGCCGGCCAGAATGCAGCTTGCCTTTATTGCGCTCCAAGTGCCGTCAGCCTTGCAGCCAGCCACAAACGCATTGATTGCGTCCTTTGTCGTCGTCTCCAGGCTTTGCCCATCAGCCGTCTCCACCGCCGTGAGGTAGGCCTGCGCGTCGGTGTCGTAGGCGGCGACTGGCCGCCGCCTAGAAACAATCAGCATCTTGTTACCTCCGGTATACGGACCGCGGCGCCACTCATTGCGTGATTTCATTGGTCCACCCGGCGGACAAGTCGAACGCTTGGCCCGCCTGGATCTGCTGACGCAGCTCGGCGGCTCGCTCCATGTTGTCGAAGCCCGCGCTTACAAGCGCCTGATGGCGGGCCAGCAGGTCCTGCATGAAGCTCGATGCGGTGCCCTCTGCGTCGCGGCGGATCGCCTCAGCCAGCAGCACGCCCAGCATCGGATCTTCGTTGCTCGGATACAAGCGGGCGTTGGCCTGCAACCGCATCGCCTCCACCTGGTTCAGCAGCTCCTCCACGGGGCGCAGCCTCACCTCCAGCGCCTCTTCCCAGTTCCCAGCCGGGCCGCCCAGCTTCGGCTCGGCATGATCCACCGGCCCCCAGCTCGCCACCTCGTAGAACACCTGCGCGTCATACTCGCGCACCTTCGGGTCGCCCTTCAGGTAGTACTTTAGATCGGTGCCGTCATAGGGCAGGCCAAACAGGTTGGGCCAGCGGGTGCCGCCAGGGTTGGTGGCCGTCTCTCCTCGCAGGGGAACGAAGAGATCAACACTTTGCCCTTCCTGCGGGCCGGAGCCGACGTAGTAGCGCACGCCTGTTTCAGGGTTGGTGACGATGGTAGGAGCAGTCATGATCAAGCAGGGGATCGGGTGTACTCAATGATGCACTTGATGCCGGATGCACCAGTGCCCAGGCCAATCAGATCGACCCCTAGGCGGTCGCCAGCGGCCAACGACAAAACGCCAGCCGTGCCAGATAGCGATCCGACAGCGACTGAAGCGCCAGAAACAAGCGTTGTATTGGCGGAGAGTAAAGCTGTCTTCGCTCCTGCCGCAGTTCGCTTGTAAGCGCTAAGCGTTGTCGTGCTACTGCCTGTATTATCAATATGCGTGATAAACGTAATTTTTGTAACCGTTACCGCAAACGATAGCGGCAGGGATTCATCATAATTTGTGCGTGCCGTTGCGGTCTCGTCGCGATTGGAAATTGTGAAGATAATGCCATCGGCGATTGGTCCTAGGTCCGCGTAGGTGCTGCGGGCGTGGACGTGATCAATCCTTGCGGCATCGGGGCTGCTTCCGGCCGTTGCGGTAGCCCCCAGCGCTGCCGGGGCGGCGTTGCTGACCACCAGGCTGCTGGTGCCAGCGCCGATGGCTGTGCGGGCTGCTGCGGTATTGGCGGCAGTCAGGACGGCGCGGCCGATCGTTGTGCTGTCGCCGATGGCTGCTGCCGGCAGCCCTGTGGCGTTGGCAAGAGAGAGGCTCGATGGCGTGCCTCCAGCGCCGTTGAACAACACCGGAGCACCGGCTGAGCCCGTGGCAATTCCCAGGGCCGCGGCGATGCCGGTGCCGAAGCCGCTTATGCCGGTGGCCAGGGGCAGGCCTGTGGCATTGGTGAGGGTGCCGCTGCTGGGGGTGCCCAGGTCCCCGCCCTGAAAGTAGAGCAGGCCGGTGCCGGTTTCGTCGCTGATCACACCACGCAGCTGCGCCGAGGTGGTGGCCGCAAACTGGCTGAGTGGCTGAGTTGTCAGCGCGTCGCCGCCACCGCCACCGCCACCCCCACCGCCGGTGGCGGAAATCGTTTGGTTGGGCCACGTGCCGCTGATGCTGACATGGGCGCCCGCCACCAGGCCGGGAGTTGCGGTGCCGGTGCCGCCAGACGCCACGGGCAGGATTCCGGTCACCCCTGTGGTCAGCGGCAGGCCAGTGGCATTGGCGAGGGTGCCGCTGCTGGGGGTGCCCAGCGCTCCACCCAGGACCACCGGGGCTCCGGCTGAGCCGACGTTGGCGGCCAGAGCTGTGGCAACGCCGGTCCCTAAACCGGTGATGCTGCCAACGGCTGGGGTGATGGTGGCGGAGCTGGCCGCAGTGATCAGGCCCTTGGCATTGACAGTGACGACTCCGGCGGCGGTCGCTGAACCAAACGTTCCTACGTTTGCATTGACAGTTGCAAGAGTTAAAGCAGTTGAGCCGGTAGCGTCTCCGGTGTGGTTGGCGTTAGAAACAAGCCCGGAATAGAGGGTGTTTACTGCATTGTCCCCGGTGTTGGTGCCGCTGCTGGTACCAGAGAACGTGCCGCTCTGCGTGGCTAGGCTGCCAAGGCCTAGGCTTGTTCGTCCGGTGGTGGCGTCAAGACCCGTACTGCCGCCATCCCATCGCAGCCGCTCAGCAAATGCTGTGTTCCAGTTGGCCTGGCTGGAATCGAGGGGCAGGCTGTAGCCCGCAGCAAACGCCAGGGTGATATTGCCGCTGACTGTCACCGGTGAGCCGCTCACTGAGAAGCCCGTCGGGGCAACTAGGCCCACGCTGGTCACGGTGCCGGAGCCTCCGCCGCCTCCACCGCCGGCAGCTGCGATGGATTGGTTTGGCCATGCGCCGGTGATCGTGACGTTGGCGCCTGCCACTAGGCCGGGGGCTGCGGTGCCGGTGCCACCGTTGGCCACGGGCAGGATCCCCGTCACGCCGGTGGCTAACGGCAAGCCCGTGGCGTTGGCGAGCATGCCGCTACTGGGGGTACCCAGCGGCCCGCCGCTCGACACCTTGCCGTCCAAAGCCGCCTGAGTGGCCGTGCTGATCGGCTTGCTGGCGTCGCTGGTGTTATCGGCGTTGCCCAGCCCCACTGTCGCTTTGGTGGCCAGGGCGGCGATTGCGGAAGCTGCTGCGTCCACCGTCGCGCCGGCCTGATCCATCGGCACCCGCTCACTGCCGGTCAGCGCGGAGGCATTCGGCAGCCCTGTGATCGTTACATCGGCCATAGGGTCAGGCTAGAGAGTCAGAGCGTCACCAGATAGCGGCCGTCCAGCGTGGTCAGCCTCAGGCCCGCCAGGGTGGTGATGTTGCTGGCGACGGTGGCGGCTGCCACCTTCATCAGCGGGATCCGGCACCAGGCTCCAGGGTCAATCCGCTGGGGTTGCATCTCGACCTTGTACGATTCGCCGCCGACCGTGATGGTTTGGCCATAGCCGAGGCCGCCGAACTCAGCGGTCAGTGCCTCAAGCATGTAATCGATCACGGTCACCTCGCCGCCGAGAATGACTTCGCTGTTCATCTTCAGAAAACCTCGCCCTGAGGCAGCGCCAGCAACGACGCTGACGCTACCCAGGCGAGCAAAGGCCACCCGGTTGACTGATGCCTCTAAGGTGGCCCAGCCCATCAGAAGGAGCCGTTGAGGCGGACACTGCAGGTGGAATCACCATCGGCGCAGGTGGCAGTGAACACGCCGATCAGCGTGTTGCTGGTGGACACGGCGGTAACCAGCTTGGTGCCGGTGATGAAGTACGCCTTAGCGCCTTGCGATCCGCCAGAGCTGGCAGCGGTGGACTTGGCGAGGGAGTAGACGCCTTCAAGCTGAAATGCGCCCGTCTCGCCGCTGGCTAGGTCAGTGGAAGCGACGCCAAAAATAGAGCCAATGATTGCGCCGCCGCCGCTGGAAACGGCATAGGGAGCGGCGAGATCGAGGGACTTGCCCTCCTGGATGTAGTTCTTCACGGGGTTGCCTCAGGGTTTGAATTGAGATAGGCCGGCGATCCCGGCCCAGAGTCATCCGGCTCAGACGCCGGTGGAACGGTAGAAGCCGCGGTGATCAGCCAGGGCAGCATAGAAGTCGTGGCGCACCAGCATCTCCACGCCGTCGGGGTTGCGCTTCTCGGTGGTAGTGATCGTAGGGCCGCCTTCGCCGGCCAGGTAGCCAAACTGCAGCATATCGATCCGGCTGGGGCTTGCAGCCAGGTAGTACATGGCCGTGGAGTCCGCAGAAAGGCGAGCCTCAACGATCAGGTCCATTCCGCCAGCAAAGGGGTTGACGCCGGCCAGGGTGGACGGCGCGTAGCCAGTCGGATACAGGAATTGAAGGGCGGCGGTGCGCAGCTCGGGGGGGACGATCAGGTACGAGGCCTCAACGTTGAGGCTATTGCCGGCGGGATCGGTCTGCTTGCGCATCTTCGTCACGCCAGCATCAATGCCGGCGATGCCGATAGCACCGGTGCCGGTGTTGTTGTGATCAGCGTGGAAAAGGGCCTTATTGTCGAGGGTGACCGTGGCGCCGCTCGCGCCGCTAGTCAGCAGCTCCCACACCAAATTGGATTCCAGGAGGGCACAGCCGGCGCCCATCTTTGCGGGCATGCGATCCAGCGCAGACAGATCATCGTTGATCAGTGCTTGCCTGCTGATCAACAGGCCCTTGCCGTAGCTGCTGAGTTGATAGGTGGTCTTCCCATCGCTCATGGTGCCAAACTTATACTCGCCATCTTCAAGCACCTTTTCAGGCACAATGCTGGCGTTCAGCTGCACCAGGTAGTTGGGCTTGAAATCGCTGTTGTCCGATTGCACGGCCAGCGGGCGCCAGGTCTGCACCTCTTCCTCATAGCCACGGGCAAGGGTTTTGTTTGCCGTGTTCAGAAGAACACTGGCAAGATCGGAGGTGGTGTGGAAGGCCCGCCCGATCAGCTCGTTGACGCCCATCATGCGAACATCGGAGCGGCTGAAGCCACGCATGGTCTCCAGGTACTCGGCGGCCATCTCGCGGGTGGTCATCCGCTGGTATTGGCGGCCCAGTTCGGTGGGCTGCTTGATGGCGCGGCAGCGGGCGTCGATGCCTTCCTGGAAGCCACGCAGCAGGGTGTCTCCAGCGTCGCGGGTTACCTCGACCCGGGCAGGGTGGCCGGCGGCCACAGGAGACTTAGCCTCGACCGCCACACGGGCGGCGCGCACCACTTCGACCATCACGCCGGGGAGATCCTTGCCGGCGGTGGTGCGGATTAGCTCCTGCACGGTGGATTCGGTGAGGCCGCCAGCACCGGCAGCGCGGCGAATGTGAAGCTCGCGAGCCACGTCATCAGGGCCAGGCTCGGGAGCCTGAGCAACAACAGGCGCAGGGGTTGTGGTCGGTTCGGTCACGGCAGCGGCCTCAAGAGTGGCAGTGGCAGCCGGGTCGCCCCCGGCCAGTTCAGTTGCGGTGGTCATCGGGGGTTCCGTTGAGGGGTGTTCTGTTTCATCCGCCGAGCGCATGACGCTCGCCGGGTCTTGGCCAGCAATGACCAGCGACACAGCAATCGGTTCCCAATCGGTGGCCCGATCGAGCGGCTGTGTTGCGCTGGCCCGCTGCCAGCCGTAGATCCGAGCGTCAACAGAAAAACGCGCAGATCCGTTCCTGAGGCGTGGGATGGCAATGGCCATCGCTTCCTCGGGACCGTCAACCTGAACCGTTCCGATCAGGGCAGTAGCACCATCATCGGCGCGGCCCAGGTCCATCGATGTGATCGCTCCCCAGCAGGAGGCTGAGGAGCGCTGGTGGTCGATGTCGGTCGGCAGCGGGCGCGCGGGCCAGCGGATCGCCGCTCGCTCATGCACCAGCTGCACGCCATCGCCTACGTCCGCATCGGTTGAGATGATCACCGTTGCGGTTCTGGTCTCTTCGTTCCATGAGGATGGAGAGATCAGCGCCATCCTCTTACAGGCTCGGGAGCCTGTTTCCAATGGCATCGCGGCAGGAATGGTCTCGGGCATGGCTTTATGCTACCGATGGCGGGAGAGTGGCCCCCGGCTCCGGGACGCCAGATCCTGCGGGGCGGGCCTGGGTGACGCCAGCATCAGAAACCAGCCTGGCATCAACGGATAGAGCCAGGCCTTTCTCGCGGGCGCTGGCTAGGTCTTTAGCGAGCTCCTCCAGCACCTGGGCAGGCACATAGCCCAGCGAGCGCTGGACCTCAGATAGGCTGGTCAGGCCGCCCCGGATCGCCGCCACCAGGGCCGGGATCTCCTCGGCCGGGTTGATCATCTCCCTGCGAGGAGGCGTCCAAAGCATCCGGCCGTTGACCCTGTTGGCCATGCCTGCCTGAACCACAGCAACAGCGAACCACTGCGAAACGGGGTTCAAAAACTGCGGGATTGAAATGTTCCATCGCCAGTGGCTCACGTTCCGGTGAAACTCCAGCCACCCCATCCGGCCGCTTGAGAAGTTCACCTCAGAGAGGATCCCGGTGAGCGCTTCAAATGTGATCCCATAGCCGGCCGCCACGGAATGCAAGTGATGGCGCTGCATCTCAATGAAGTTCCCCGCGCTCGGCGGGGTGCTAAACCTGATCTCCTTCCCTGGAGGTAGCACCTCAATGGCGCCAGGTTCCAACTTTTCAAATAGGGTCGGGATTGAAGCGTCCGGGCTTTCGGGATCAACTGGCGCATCGTCCGGGTTGGAGTCAGTGACAAATGCGGTGAAGCACGCCGCCACCTTGTCGAGCGTCAGGCGGGCTTGCGCATGGTCCCCGATGTCGCGCAGCGTCAGCAGCGAGGATGCGCCCCATGGAACACCGGTTGCCTGCCCAGGCCGGCGCACGTCGTAAACGTGGCAGATTTCCGAGGCCTCGATCAGATCAGAGCCCAGCTGCGACTGGCGCCAGTCGCTCTCGCCGGGATGATTCTTCCTGATCCAGTAACCAGTCAATCTGCCTTCATCGTCGTATTGCTTGCCAAATACGATTGAGGATCCGTTGTCTTTCGACATGTCGAGCCAATCCGGCTCTAGTACTTGCAGCGTCAACGGTGGCAAACCCTGCAAGATCAGCCGCTCATCAATCCGTCGTCTAACCAGGCAGCTGCCACGAACTGCAATGGTGCGAGCTAACAGCGCCTGCAGGCCGTAGAAGTTTAGTTTGCCGTAAAAGTCACAAGCCGTAGAATCGGCCCAATCATTCCATAGCTGCGAATACTTTTTGTTTTTATTGACTGGTTCTCCTACAATTCCTTCGCCAATCCAGTTGTTTACAATGACGGCAATAGCCTTGCCTGCCCATGTGTCGGAGTCCACCTGATCCTGATGCCTTGAGACAATCCGCTGCAGCACTTGCCGCAGATCGGCGTTAGGGCCTCGGCTGCGTTCGTGCCAGCCATCTGTGCGGCGGGATTGCTTGCCAGCTTCGTAGGCGCGCAGGTTGGCCTTATACAGCTCTGATTGCGCAATCTTTAGATCGTTCTCAAGCGTTACTCGGCTGCGCTTTCCCATCGCTTAGGCTCTCTGAAAGATCTGGTAAATGCGGCGGACTGGCCTAGCTTGCCCTGCCTCAACTTCGGCGGCCATCTTTCTTTCGGTCTCCAGCATCTCTGCCAGGCTGCGGTAGGTCAGCTCTCGGCCATCCGAAAACCGGACCTTCAGCACGCCTTCGGCGATCGCCGAACGCAGCTCCGCTAGTTGCTCTGCTGTGTAGCTCATGCCTGCAGTCTACCTACCAGTAGTTGCTAGTCCGACGCTTGGGTGGCCGCTGTGGCTTGGGAGTCTGAGCCTGTGCCTGTGCCAGCTGCGCCTCAAGCTGGTCCCACATGGTGCCCTTGGCATAGCCCCGCTTGGTTAGCTCCAACATCGCGAGGCAGTAGACCTCCATATCGAGCGGCTCGTTGCGGGCCTTTGATGGGTTCTTCCATTCATCTATTGCAAATCCTTTGGAATCAAATCTAGTTATCAGTTTTTCACACGTAAGGCCCTTGAGATATTCATCGCCGTACGTGGTCGCGTTCTGGCCGAAGTGCATAAAGCCCGGCCCCGGCTGCTCGATGCCCAGCCTGGCATACACGGTCCGCTTTAGCGTGTGAACGCCAACCATGTAAAGTGTGACGCCTTTCTTTATTACTCGACCGTTTTTGCTTACGTCTTGCTTTGTGCCTTTGCCTAGCGCCGGTGATGCTTTATCGTTGCTTCCTTTGATTGCCACAACTCCCTCCTTGACCCTTTCACGGCAGTAGTCGTAAGCCTCATGCGTGAACGATCCTCCTGTGTCAACGGCAGTTCGGCGAACCGCCATGCTGCCGCCGCCTTCGCGGGTAAATTCAGTCTTGCGGATTGCGTCG